CCCATTTTAATCCGCCATTTCTACTAGTTGAGGTGCTTCTTCCTTTTTGTTTAATTCTATCACTTCATAAGCGATTTTGTCAAGACTAGGCTTGAATTTGTTAAAGTGGTGGCCACAGAAAGCAAGCTCTCCGCTAACCATCTTAACAAGATACATTGCAGGTACTACTGAGTTACACTTATCACAGCCAACCCATTCGCTCATATTGTTCCGCCTTCAATCATGTCAGATAGTCGATCAAGAATCCATGTATCAATATCAGTGATATCAATCTCTGCTAGTTTTTCTATAATTTCTTCACGAGCAAACTTGTACCCGTCTTGGAAACCTTCTTTATAGTCTGACATTTTATCTCCTAGTATCCTGTAGTCTTGTATTCGCTTACATAAGATTCAGTTAAGTTATACTTATCACGAATCCTGCTCACTTTCTCAATACTACCAGTTCCAATGTTGAAAGTCAATGCACCAATTACTTGTGGGTCAAGTCCAGTTATCTCTGCATCCCAATAGGCCCTCTCCATGGAGAGCCTATTAGGAGCGGTAAGTTCAAAATACATTACCCCTCGATTCTATCTACAGATGATGATAGCCAACTGATACCGTCTGAGTCATAAGACACAGTGTCAAAATCAATATCATGAATTAGATTGTGTGCACTCTCTTCATCACGAGCATTAACTGTAATTGAATATAGAACTGTTACTTCTAGTTCAAACTCATTTGTTAGTTCAAATCCACAGATGCCAGCAATTTCTTCTGCTTGAAATTCTGTAAGAGATTCGTCATCAAGTCCTTCGAGTGTGAACACCTTCATGTCATCACGTAATTTGCTTAGAGTTCCTGCAGTTGCATAATCACGCTGAGTTATACGCTGGATGTGCTCTTCTAACTGTGTAATGCGGGCCTTGTTATCTACTAACTGTGACTCAAGGAATTCTCGTGTCATGTAGTGATTATCTGTAGTTGTTTCCATTTTTACCTCTTCCGTTGTTGTTGGTGTAATTGTAGCATGCTCGACTGACAATAAGGTAGTCTTACGTCCGCAAGGGCATGTGAGTTCTGTCACACCTGAAGGAAAACCAAATCCATCAGATGATGTTAATTGAATTAAAGAATCGCATTCATCTGGGTCACAGACAAATGTATATACGCTTGATACTAGTTCGTTGGTCATGTAGAGAATTATACAGGGTCCCACTGACATTTGTCTATAGATTCCAGGGAAAATTTTATGTGATCCGTAACACAAAATTTCCTCCCTAAGTACTGCGGGCATTTTGCGATCTGTAACGGACTTGAACCGTCGACCTCTACCGTGACAGGGTAGCGCTCTAACCAACTGAGCTAACAGACCAAATAAAAATTGTGAGCAGTTTTAATTCATGCTCAGGAATTTTTTTATTAAAACGCAGAAACTAATTTTTTAATTTTATTTTTTTCTGCGGTAAGAATTGGGTCAAAGCCTGATGCACCTGCCATAAGTGTTTCAGAATTGCCACGACCTGAACGATAGTAGTCAAGGCGTTCAGTAAGTGCATTGAACGCACCCCACTTAGTTCCCTTGATGTTAGCGTTAGTTGGTGAGTTATGGTAAAGGTTATCAAGTAGCACAACCTTATTTTCCCACTTAGTTAGCGCAACCTTAGCAGAATCTTTATCTGGCTTAGGATAAATTGTCTGAATCAACTTAGAGAATTCAGCATCAGTAATTGACTGAGTGTAAAGAGCCTGAGCCTCTTTTTCGAATTCATCAAAGTATCCGAGAGCGAGTCCAAGAGTTTCACGAGCAACCTGAATACGACCCTCAACAGATTGTGTGTGACGAATCTTGAAAGATTGCTTAGCATTACGCATTGCAAGATTCAAGGTGTTTTGGCATACAACACGAACAGGAGTAACTGCAGCCTGAACAGCAACAGACCCGTCATGAGATGTCCATACGATTAGATACAACTTAGTCTCATCGTTTGCACCTTGTGGGTCAAGTACCATAGTGCGTGGAATGTCCACAGTACCAAATACAACTTTACCGCTACGCAATGAGCCAGCAGATTCCCAACGGCAATCAGCATTAGCATCATGAATTGCATCAGCAAATGCAAATAGTTCCTCATTCTGCACAGGCTTGTAACGCTTGCCAACAGTGGCAAGAACATCAGTTCCCTGATTGAATGGGTTATCACGAATAACTAACTGAGCATTAGATACATCATTCCATGTATCTGAGATGTGGTCAGTTAGTGGAGATAGGCGAACATTCCAATTGGAAAGTTTTGCCTCATCTAACATCATTTGAGTTGTAACATCTTCATCTTGTGTAAAGATGCGATTTGCGAGATTGTGCCAAGCAGGTGCGCCACGTAGAGCGAAAGCAACTTGACCGTTTTCGGTTTCGAGATTATGAGCCATTATTTTTTTACCTTTCGTTTGATTAGTTGTAAGTATAACAGATGCCACTGACATTGTCTATGATTAGTTACTATATGTCCGAATTGATCCATGTGATTAATCTCACAAAATTCCAGGCGTTTTCCACAGGCCTTCTTAAACCTGTGGATAACCCCGCACATTATTGGGGGCCAAGCTTGGGCGGGGTAGAATAAACTACCCAGCCTTTTACTTAGATAAAGATTTTACGTAGTTTACTGTCTCCATTGGAAAGAAAGCAGCAGATGTCTTTTTCTTATTCTTTTGATCATAGACAAAAGCTTTAACGTTTCCGTCAAACCGCTTTAAGTTTGAGAATACTAATTCTTTTAGGCTCTCATTGTCATAGCCTTCATCTGAATAAATAGTTAAATCGTTTTGCTTTACTTCGTCGTACATTTCAATCTTGAAACGCATTTTGTTCCTTTGATAGTAGGGATAATTGGTGAGCAGTTTTGATACTTACTCAGGTATTTACACCTCATGCAGTTGGTGCGAACTGGATAATAGTATTTTTATAATCGCCCTATTATCAGGCGAAGTCTAATTCTAACATGGGAGGCTAGATTTTGTCTAGCCCCCCAAATTATTTAGAGATAACGAGCAACCGCTTGATAAGTTGATGTGGAAACTGTTTCCTCATCTGTCATCTTTAGGATACGGATTGCGTTTTCCATTTCCTCTTTCTGCTCACGATAAGTGTGTTGATGAATAACCTCGAAATCCTTTTCAGGTTCAGCAGGGAAGTTGCCTTCCTTTACAACAATGTCAAAATCAACATTGAGAGTGTTGTTCCAATTACGATAGCCTGTGCGTAGGTTTTCAGCCTTTGAGAAGTTAGCGATAGCCCACTTTCCAATTTCCTTTTTCCACGCTTCGTGTGCTTTCTGATACTTAGCCTCGTTTGTTTCTTGTGAGGCGTAGTCCTTGTTTAGTTTATCAAGAGCAGTTTCTAGTGCCTTGATTACCTTTGGTGTTGCGATTTTTACTGAGATTGCTTTTCCTCTAGCCATTTGTTTTCCTCTTTCGTTGGTTGGTTGTATTTGGTTAGTATAGCAGAGGGGTCTGACAAATTGAGACCCCCCTGCCCTTTGCTAATTACCTGCCAAAGTGCTTGCTGATACTGATGTCCAGCGAGTTTCCTTGTTTGGCATTTCTAGTAGCACACGCACCGAGCCAGATGCTTGTGGGTGTATCTCTTTGATAACACCTGTCTTTTTTGACTTTAGGGTGGTGAATAAATCGCCAACCTGATACAATCGGTCTTGTATTGTCATTTATTGCCTCTTTTCTTTGTAGGGTAGTATTGTAGCATTGGGGGCTGACATTTATCAACCCCCATCTCATTATTTGAGAAAGTTATTGTGTGACTTTAGTCACTTTCAGGTAGCCAAAACTCCAAGTGGTGTTGGTCTACAATTGCGTGTGCGGGTGCGTGACTCATGCCTTTATAGAATACGCCTTCAGGCATAGCAATAAATCGATCAAAATCCTCGTCATAGTATGCGTCAATAGCATCTATGCAAGGTTGCACCATAGATAGCGGAACGGGTGGGTAGTGATTACCCTGTAAGTGATACGCTAATTGTGTTTCTAAATCTAATACACTATCCTGAATACCTAACGCTGTTACACTTCCCATTACTGCACCGCCTTTAAGATAGCCCATGAGCCACCCTTGTTAATTTCCTCAATTGCAGGTACAATTGCAGGTAGCAATAAATCTTTTAGCATTGACTCAAGTAGAATAATTTGATTAGCCTCATCAAGTGCAAGTAGCATTGAGCCTGTTGGGTGGTTTTCATCTACTTCTGTTACGAAGCGGAGAGAGTGTTCGATAGTTTTCATTTGTTGCCTTTCGTTTGTTGGATAAGAGTATTTTACCATAGGCCACCGACATTACCTAATCCATTATGGGCGTGTCGCAGCTTTTGTGATAATACTCACATTTTCAGGGGCTTGTGGATAACTCCCTTAAACCTGTGGAAAACCCCCTATATATGCGGGCCGAGCTGACAATTGTCAACTCGACACGCCGTTACAATTTAGTAAATACATATATCACCAATAAAATTGGCAGGATAGATATAAATATGAATGCAGATCCGCCAATGATACCTATAGCCTCATACATTATTTTTTACTCGCAGAAAATCTAATATCAGCTTTTCCGTAGACACATAGCCCACATGATACGCATGCGGAGCCCGCATTGCTAATAAGTGGAATACTCTTCATATTCTCAGGACACTTAGCGCCAGGCTTGCCAGTCAATTCTTTCATAGTATCTTCGGTTGCAGCGAATGTCTTTCCAAGGTAAGCAAGTCGGACCTTAGAATTAGTTTTCAAATCGAATGCAATTTCTTTATTCTCATCATCCGTTGAATAGTACAAGGATAGATTAGATACATCCTTAAGAATTAGAGCGGCAGACTTAACACGTGTATAGACCCAGAATTGAATATCAGGGTGCTTATCAATAACTACTTTCCATGCATATGTATAAGTATCATTGAAAAAATCTCCGTCCCAGTGTATACGGAATAACTTAGGTGCGTCTTTCTTTTCACAATCAGCAACAAAATCTAGAATCATTTCATTAAGTAGACGGACCATAGTTTCACCGTCTGCGTCTTTGAGTAATTCCCAATTGTGTAATAGATTAGTTTTTACTCCAGGGAATAACTTTTCGAGTTTTCCTGCGTAGCAAACACTTTCACAAATACTAGTGGCACCAGGGCACGAGTAAGCCTTTCCAGCAGGTAGTCCGAAGGTGTTAGCAATTGCGGCTTGCTTTCCATTTTTTGTGACAAGGTTAGCCACCTTTCTATCATTAGATCTTTTTAGTTTAGTCATTAGTTATAACTCTCCTTGCAGTTAGTGCAAATTGAATGTAGTTTACAATAGCATGACTTAGCGTCAGGGCGTATCATATCTGTTTCATAGTAGTCATCATAAAAATCCATGAGATGAGCCTTTCGTTGGTTGAATGGCAAGTATAGCAGACCCGACTGACATTATATGCAACACGCCCAAAATTCCAGGGTGATTTATATCACGTCCTTAACGACACGCCCGACCCCGCAGCTATGTGCGGGCTTTTGTGTCAAGTGTCAAATTTATTTTTATGTTTGATCTTGCGTGTGTATTTTTTTTTATTACGAACAGGTTGCGCCGCATTACTGCGGCGCAATTCCTGAATTCGTTTTACTTTATCTCGAAGTGAATTTTGGAACATTGTATCCACTCGCTTCCGGTAAATAAGAAAAAGTTTTCCCATGCCCCGTATTCGTTTTCGTATTCAGCAGACCAATGCGGAGCATTTCCGTCATAAGCGCAAGTTATTTTATACATTAGTTGTTCTCCAATTCTTCCACGCAATCGCATGGCTCGCAATCATAGTCATTATCATTACCAAAAAAGATTATTCCGTATCCGTTACAATCTATACAATCTATTTTCATTACTGAGTTAATCATAGTTTTCCTTTCGTTGTTGTTATTGCTTATTATAGCCTAAGCCACTGACATTTATTCGGCTTCGGGGCTAGTGAATAAGGCTCCCTCATTAAGTAGCCCTACCTCAATGTTAAAGAGTTCATCAGGGGTGGCTTCGGATAAATCTACCCAGCCTGCCCCGTCTTGATCAATTCTAAAAATTTCAATGTATCCCATTAGTGTTGTTCCTCGCAATTCTTTGAGTAATCAAATCCGCAAAAGTAGCAACCCATAAATTCTAGGTGTTCCTCGCAGTAATACTTAAATTGGCTCTCATCACAGCAAAAATGTTGCTCGTCCGAGATTTCATAAAAATCGGTTTTGTCGATTATGTTTAACATCAGTTTCCCTTTCGTTTGTTTATTTAGTTATTGTATCAGGTAGCACCGACAAATTAGTCAGATGTTTTGACCGCTAAATAGCGGTATGTATCTTTAAGATTTAGCGGGGCTGAATAATGAGGTCGCACCTGCACTTTGTAGGTATCTGCATTTGCATACCAGACATCATTATTTTTTTCTGCTGAGATAATTTCACCCTTTAATGATTTTGAGTGATAGGTCTTTCCTACAAGTAGGCTTTCGATAGTATAAACATTTGCGGACATTAGTTGCCTTCTTTCGTTGTTGTTATAAGAGTATTGTACCAGAACGCACCGACATAATCTAATTACTAGCCAGTAATTCCAAATAATGAGACGCTCAACCAATGTGATAAATCTCACAAATTTCAGGGGATTTTATAACGACTTCATAACGACACGCCCGACCCCGTGCATATGTGCGGGACGCATCGCCTTTGTCAAGACGACGCGCCGCTATCTATTGATAATCTTTTAGAATTTCCTCTAATTGATTTATTTGCTCATCGCTAAGATGATCTAATTGAATTGCTTTTTCAAATCCGAATAAATCGCTCATTCGTTTTCCATTTCTGCCAAATAATCTTCATGCTCTGCTAAACCAATTGCAAATGCTATTGGGTCACAACATTCTAAAATTTCGGCGGGGGTAAAAGTAGAGTATCCAATTTTTACATTAGGATAAACATCATTAAGTAAATCTATAAAGCTTTCTTTTGTTTCTATGTCTTTTTCTAATTGTGATTTCATTATTTAGCCTCCTCTAAGAATAAAGCGTACATTGGTGAACATGTTAAGCAAATTGGATACTCAAAACGGAAATCGAAAAAATCATCTTCCATGTTTACTGAGCATTCCTCGCAATAAGTTAAATCTTTCATTGTTAAGCCTCCAATTGCTTATAGTCGATTACATGAAAGTCTAATTGTCTCTCAAGTGGCATAGCCTTTAGCCATGAGTAGGCAGACTCAAAATCATCTGCCTCTACATCTACAAATAACTCAAAATTAAAAATAGCCATGTTACCAACACTCCTCACATGTAAATTTGGTAAAGTCTGCATCTTTTGCAAATACCTCTAAGTAATTATTCGCACAAATTGTGCATGATAGCAAATAAGTTTTTGCCTTTTGATACATGTATGGATTAGAGTTAGATAACTCTCTATTCTCCAATACCTCTGATGAAATTAAAATGCTCATTTAGTCACATACCAATCTGTCCACATAGGTAAACGCTCTGGGTCATGGTCGCCATAGTAGCGAGAGATGTTTTGTTCACAATCTTAGTAAGTCCAAGATGTGAGACGCTCAGCCTATGTGATACTAGTCACACGCAAATGTCCGATTTGTCCGTCAAATCGACACGCCGTAAAATTTTAGGGGATTTTATAACATGTTCATAACGACACGCCCGACCCCGTGCTTTTGCGGGCCAGCTTGATCTTGTCAAGCCGACACGCCGTTAGGCTAATGTGATTCTTGCCACAATTCACGCATCTCCGCTATGAAGTCATGATAAACGATCCTCGCCATGTAGAGGGCGGGGATAGCGATAGATAGTTGCACTAGTGTAGTTAGTAGGCGATTAGTAGTCATTACTTTACTCTCATTCTCTTATAAACCTTATACGCAATTAGCGCAATAGTAGCGGGGATAATTACTTGCCAAGATAAGGCGATATAGCAGACATAGGTATCAAACTCTAAGCCGTAGTCATTTAGTTCTAATGTCATTACTTTACCTCTACTCCTCTTACATTGTAGGTAAATCCTTTACCTAGTTTATTTAGTTCGGTCATTACATTTAGTAATTCATCTGCGCTATTAGCCTTGTTATCTACTGATCTTCATCATCTAAGTGACGATAAGCATCTGCGACATCTGATTGGATAGTATCCCATTTAGATACGCTATTAGTTTGGTATGAGTATGCGTATGACATTACTTAGCCTCCTTAGTTAGTAGGGCTAGGGCTTGTGCAAGGCTTTCCTTGCGTTGCGCTTCTACAAGCGCCTTGTATTCGTCTAGTGTCATTTATTCTGACCTTTCGTTGTTGTTATAGTAGGAATTATAGCGGATAGGGCTGACATTATCAACACGACACGCCTAGGCGTGTGTGTGACATGAGACACAATGAGCAGGGAGTCTAAAGAGATACTTTAGGAGAGCCTTACGCTCAGAGGTAGTCAATTCAGGGTGGTTAGATTTAACGCCACCATGTTGGTATTCATAGACGATTGCGTCTAGTGTTTTTTGAGTGAGCATTTAATTGCTCCTTTCTTTTTGTTATACCTTAAGCATAGCAGGGGGGACTGACATTTATGCCCGTTTCTCGGGCGTGTCGTCAAAAAACTTTTGTGAGGTCCATCACATTCACGCTTAAGCCCATAATTGTATGTGCGGACTATAGAGACAAAACGGACATTTCAAATTCGTGTATCATACAAATTAAAAAAATATTAACATTTTATAGAATCTGAAATAGTAGTTGACTAGAATTATGCTATACTGATAACATGAAATGCAACTTCTGTGATAGACCAAAATACGTTGAGAGATTAAACTCAAAAGGCGTACTAGAAAACTTTTGCGTTATTTGCATCAATAAGCTAATAAAGGGCGGGAAATGAAAACTCTTCTTTGGGTAGGTATTATATCGATCCTAGTATGTATATGCGGAATACTTCTGCAAGTCTATACAAACTAGGGGATATAGCTTAATGGTGAAAGCACTTGTCTTATATACAATAGAGTCTGGGTTCAAATCCCAGTATCCCTACAATATCAAAATTACGCATGGTATAATTATTTTATAAATGACTTATTTAAGGAGAAATAAATGCAATTAGAACCAATCTTGTTAGGCAAAGACATTTTGCTGTTTAAAAATGTTTTAAATAACCCAAAAGCAGTTTATGATTTTGTTTTAAAAACAAAAACTGAAAAAGACTTAAACTTTGGCGAGTGGAGCAAGTGGGGCAATATTGGTAGTTATTCAAAAGCATATCCACAAAATTCAGATGAATGGAAAGGGCTTTCAGATCAAAGCTCTAATATAGTTAAAGAGTGCATAGATATATTTTTTCAGGCTCTAAAGATATACAAGGACTCTTACATGAACGAAGAGTACTTTAATATGCATCAATATCCTTTAAACTTTCCAACATCATATGAAGACTTATCCCTAAATAATCCAGAGAACTACTCTATGTCTGATCTTCCAATATTTGAGATTCCTACTACACAAGCTGGTAAGAACAAGTCCATGGATATACACCTTGATCGATCATTCTGGTACCAGGGTGGATCTAGACATATATTTAATTTTAATATTTATATCAACGATGATTATGAGGGCGGAGAAATATTTTTTATTGATGTTGAAAATTCAGAAAAAAAGATTTACGTTGATCCAAACGGAAACCATATTGAATATTTGTTAGCAGATGAACCACTTACATATAGAATGGAAGCTGGAGATGCTATGTTATTTAGAACAGATGTTTATCATGGGGTTAAGCCAACTATTGGAAACAAATTTTATTTTAGACAATTTTTAGATGCACCAGAAACAGTAGAAATTCAAAATATAACTGCGGGAATGAATAGCGAAGAATTAGAACAGTTTAGAAAAAATTCTGAAACAGAAGGCAAATCAAAAATGTTTACTCCAGTGCTATTTGATTCCTTAGAAGATATTGATGTAAATTCCTATAAAGATTGGCCAGGAATAAAAATGCCAATTCTTATAAGAAAGTAATCATTTTATATTAAAGGAGAAACTAAAATTAATATTATAGATTTTGGTAACGGAATTAAGGGATATGAAAATTTTGTAACTGATGAGGAACTTGCTATAATTCAAGCTGCTTGCAGGGATGAAAATTTTTGGAAAGGCCCTAAAGGAAGAATAAATAATAATGAAGTTTGGGATGGTAATATAATAGATCTATCTTTTGAGCAACATGGAGAACTTCAAACGATTGTTCAAAATTTAAACTATAGACTTTTAGAAACAGTATGCGATGAAACTGTCAGACCATCCTTGGGACCTGGTAACATAATGAGGTTCAGGTCTTCTGATGCTGATAGATTAAAGCTAAATGTAGCTATGCAGCTGCATCACGATAAGTTTAATCCTTGGTCTGTTTTAGGCGTAGTTATATATTTTAATGACGATTTTGAAGACGGAGAGATTGAGTATGTTGATCTAAATATAAAAATAAAGCCTAGGGCTGGAATGATGTTATGTCATCCAGCAGAACTAATACATTTTGTTAATAGAGTTACCAATGGAGATAGATACTTCACAACAAACTATATAATGGAGCATTTTTACTGGGATAAGAGAAAGCAGCTTCCAGAAAAAGAATATAAGGCTATAATGCATAAGCATAGAACCCAAGACTATCCTCCAGTAGACGATGTTGCATTCAATGCAAATTTCAAAAAATCTAATGCTAGAATATTGTAGTTGACTAGGATATATATGAGAAAAAAATATTATTCTGCAGTATTGATTATATCTGCAATACTAGCTCCAGTATTTATATTTTTATACGAAGTTAAAAAAATGGGCGGGATTCGAGATATCTTTGATGTCGATGACGAAAATGAGTCTATATAAACACTACCTTGATATATATACGTCCTATTGATAATACTTGGGACAATAAAGGATATCGTCGTAAAGGGACTTTTTGGCCCTCTCCCGCCCTTGGGTAGGCAAATAGCCTAGTAAAGGCTTAGAGAGCCTATAGAGGCTTTATAAGGGGTATTTCTATGTAAATGGATCGCATATGGATCTATATATCCCAGTTGACTAGAATATGGTTCTTCTCGCCGACGCACTTTTTCGCACTATATGGCGATTAATGTTCTTTAAATTCTCCCATGAATTTGCTTGATAGCTCTGGTCCTTCTAATCCAGAAGCCTGATACTTTTTAATTAGCTCTGGAGTAAACTGTGGATTCTGCTTAAGCGGTGTCATCCAAACTCTTTGAAAATGTTCAAAGTCTCCATCATAAGCTTCTTTTATTTGTGCATTATATTCTGGGCTTTTGTAATTATAAAAAGTTCCTGGGTTATCTTCTGCCTTAAGAACAAAATTCGAAAATGCATAGCGAACTCCTTTAGTAACTTTTTCAACACCATGTGTATGAGGATCAAATGCACCATGTACAATTAAATCTCCTCTTTCTGGCTTAATGGTTAGTCTATTTTCTTCGCCTACTGCTTCATTTTTATTACCGTCTTTATCTATATTTGTGTAAAATATTTCTCCGCCTTCAAAGTCCCCAAAGTACGCTACTAGGCCATAATCTAGCTCGCAGCATGTTTTCCATACATCTACCTGAGATAATCTGTGACATTCTCCCTTGCCTGGTGAGTCGGAGTGAGTAAACATTCCTTGATTCATGTGCTCGCTTATAACAAGTACATTATTTTGAGGGTGTATAACATATTCTGGGTAAAGCATCTCACTTGCCTTTGCCCACAATTTATGTAGCCCCAAGATTGGTGGACTAAGCTTATCTGCATACCAGCTTATAAGCGTTTCTTCATATTTTTGGTCGTACTTATAGTCTCTTAATGCGTCCTCTACAATTTTGCACTCTTCGTCAGTATAAAACCCTTTAAAAACAAAAACCCCACTTGGTGTCCCGTAATTATCTGGGAAAAAAGAAACCTTTGTGCAATCTTCTCTGTCGTAAAACATTATCTTTTACCAACCTTCTCAAGTAGTTTTTTAAAAATTGATTTTTTCTTTTTGTGAGCTTCGGCTTTACATGAGCTATCACAGTTGTGATTAAATTGTGGACTTGCCATCCACTTTGCAAAATGATGTGCCATAGTAATTATATTATAGCATGCGTAAGCCCCTGGAGGCGGATCCAGGGGCTTACTTGCATTTTCATGCATACGCCAGGATTAACTCAACCAGCGTAAATCTATATTACAATTATTGTTTTTAAAAAGCAATACTTAAAACAGATTCTTTTCAAACAATTTTTCTACAACTCTAGAAAGCAGCATTGTAATCGAAGATCTATACTCAGAGTTTCTTTGCTCTGCTTCCTGCTCAGAAATCCCACTAGAAACCATTGCCTCTTTGTTGGCAATTTCAAATTCATTTATCATAAATAATAATAACTGTTCTTTATTCATTGTCTTCTCCTGGATTAAAAGACGGAACTGGACCTAATAGGTATCCCGCCTCGTGGTACTCAATCATTTTTTCTACGTCTTTTCTGTCAGCTACCTTACTTGCAATTAAGCTAAGAAGATCATATATTCTGTGCAGCATTATGTAATTAACCATGGGCAAATTGTCCTCTAGGTTATTTTGCTGGATCTGAGGGTCTTCCTGCATCTGTCCACCAAATTTCTCTCCCCATATTATCTGTTATAGAAATTATGGATGACTCAAATTCACTTTGTTTGTTCATCGACTAATCTTACTATATCGTCATACTTTTGTAAACCAACCGTGTTCTTATATTTACACTCTAGGCAATAAAGATATATCTCAGACTCCCCATCCCCATTACAAAGTAGAAGACCTTGATCCTGTGGGCATATTAGCTTTGGGACAAGGCCTTCTATTGAAAGTTTTATATAAGTAGACACATATTGTATCTTCATTATATATCCTTTCTAGTTATTAGGAAATTTTAAATAAAATTCCATTGCTCTTGGGGTTAAACCCTTCCAAGCAGACCAATCACTTCCGCCATTGGTCATGTAATACGCTATCTCTGCATTTTTAGTTGGGTCAAACAACGACTCATTTGACTTCAAGTTAAATTTTTCTTTACGATCTACGCCGAGATTACCCAACATGTTGATCTGAAAAATTCCGTAAGAACTGTCTCCAGTTGCTCTGTTACCATTGTAAGCTAATGGTCGTCCATTGGACTCCCGCTTTGCAATGGCCCAAGCCGTTCTAAGGGCTTTTCCTTCAAATCCTACTGTAGACAACAGTTCTATTAGTTCTGAGTCCGTAAGCATTTCTGAAGGCTTATAAACAGTATTGCTGTACTTTTCTAAGGTTTCTTTCTTAAGTTGTACTTCTGTCTTTGGTTTTACTATTTCTGCTTGAGCTAGTGCAACAGTATTGCTGTTTGAAAACAAAAACATTGTTGCTACTGCAATTGCTGTCCAGTGATGAACAACACTACTCAAACTTTCTTTTATATTCTCCATTGGCATTTCCTCCTTTAGAGATAGCGAAGTATAATCATACCATTCCAACAAAGAACATGTCAAATGGTTTTTACTATTGACATAGAATATCTAAATAGTATACTTCCAATAGGGGGGTCGGGGGGTCAGCAAATCAACATAAATCAACATATATTATATATATGTATATATAGAGTATTATATATTATAGTTAACTAAAAAACAATAATAATTTTTAACTATCTTTTCTTTTATAAAAAAGTTTGATACACTTAGACTTCACTTAAAAATTAATCAATCCGTATGGCGGAAGAAAAGGCGACAAATGAAAAATACTATTGAAAATCCTTATGAAAACTTTATTGCACTATCAAGATATGCTAAATGGGTAGAAGCAGAAGGACGTAGAGAAACATGGGGAGAAACAGTAGATAGATATTTTTCTTTCATGACCAATCACTTAAAAGAAAACCATAATTACATTCCAAATGAGAAGCTTGTTGCGGAATTAAAAGAGTTTGTATTTGAACGAAATGTTATGCCGTCAATGAGATCTGTAATGACTTCTGGCGCAGCACTTGAAAGAGATAATGTAGCAGGATACAATTGTGCTTTTTTGCCAGTCGATTCACCTAGATCATTTGATGAAACAATGTATGTACTTATGTGCGGAACTGGTGTAGGATTCTCAGTTGAGTACAAGTATATTAATAAACTTCCTGCCGTCCCAGAAAAACTAGAGAAGTCAGACACTATTATTGTTGTTGAAGATTCAAAGCAAGGATGGGCAAAAGCTTATCGTGAACTATTGGCACTTCTTTGGACAGGACACATTCCAGCAATAGATGTAACTAAAGTTAGACCTGCTGGTGCAAGATTAAAGACAATGGGTGGAAGATCTTCTGGTCCTCAGCCGCTAGTCAATCTTTTTGATTTTACTATTGCTAAGTTTAAAAATGCAGCAGGTAGAAATCTTAAGCCAATTGAATGTCATGATATCATGTGTAAGATTGGTGAAGTAGTAGTTGTTGGTGGAGTAAGAAGATCTGCAATGATTTCACTATCAAACATTAATGATATTGAAATGGCTCAGGCAAAGGCTGGTAATTGGTGGGAAGGTAATACACAACGAGCATTATCTAATAACTCAGTTGCATATTCAAGAAAGCCAGAAATGGAACAGTTTATTGCAGAGTGGAAATCTCTTTACGATTCAAAGTCTGGTGAACGTGGTATTTACAACGTAGCCGCAGCTCAAGCTCAGGCAGCTAAGTTTGGTCGTAGAGATCCAGAGATTCATTATGGGACTAACCCATGCTCTGAGATTATTTTAAGGCCTTATCAGTTTTGTAATCTTTCAGAAGTAGTATTGCGTGAGAAAGACACCAAAGAAGATATTGCAAACAAAGTAAGGCTTGCAACAATACTTGGAACCTGGCAGTCAACTCTTACAGACTTTAAGTACCTAAGAAAAATATGGAAAGATAACACAGAAGAAGAGAGACTTCTTGGTGTTTCTTTGACAGGACAATTTGGACATAAATTTATGTCTGGTAAGCAAGATATAGTTGCTTTAGAATCTTACTTAATGTCTTTAAGAGAGTATGCTCGTGAAACTAATAAAGAAGAGGCTGGGAAAATTGGGATTCCTGAGTCTGCAGCTATTACATGTGTAAAGCCTTCTGGAACAGTATCTCAATTGGTCGGGGTATCTTCAGGAATGCATCCATGGCATTCACCATATTATATTCGCACAGTTCGTGGTTCAAAAGGAGATCCAATTTCTGTTTTCCTAAAAGAAGTTGGAATACCAGTAGAAGATGATGTAATGAAGCCTAATGAAACATATGTATTTTCATTCCCAGTAAAAGCACCAGAAGGTGCAATTGTTAGAAATGATTTAACTGCAATTGACCACTTAAATATTTGGCTTGTTTATCAAAGAGCTTGGTGTGAGCATAAGCCTTCTATTACTGTTTCAGTGAAAGAAGAAGAATGGATGGAAGTAGGAGCTTGGGTATACAAGAATTTTGATGAAGTATCTGGAATTTCTTTCCTGCCACACTCAGAGCATACATATAAGCAAGCACCTTATCAAGAAATTTCAAAAGAAGAATATGAAGAGCTTTTATCTAAAATGCCAAAGAATATTAGGTGGGAAGATCTCTCTTTTTATGAAACAGAAGATGGAACTTCAACAAACGCCACTTTGGCTTGCAGTTCAGACGGAAATTGCGAACTTGTAGATATATCTGCCTAGTGGTAGAATTAAGTATTGGGTAAAACCAAAATTCATGGGCAACACCGCCCAAATGGAGATGATAATATGGCTATCAAAAATTTTGATAAAGCTGATTTAAATAAAGACGGGAAAGTAACTATGCAAGAACAGATTTTATCTGCACTAGGATCATACGGAAGAGCGTTTTTAGCAGCAGCAATGGCTCTATACATGACTGGAAATACAGATCCAAAAGATTTAGTTGCCGCTGGATTTGCAGCAATTGCTCCAGTAATCTTGAAGGCATTGTCGCCTAGCGACCACAGCTTTGGATTTAAGTCTAAGTAATTATTAGTCGATTAGGAATGCCCTTATGCTAAAATAGTGTAAGGGCATTTCTCTTTAGGGGTAAAAAAATGGCAGCGCAAAAAAATTTTCAAGTAGACGAAAATACCACATTTACGTTTGAGGTTCAATACCTAGACGAAGATAACTCTCCTATACAATTAAATCA